GCCCCGGTAGAAGTCGGCTTACCAAGGAGTTCAACAACCTGATCTTTGGTCATCCCAATAGATAATTTCTCGAATTCAGAAGCTGTTCCGTAAACAACAGCTTGGCAACCGGCTAATGCAAATGCAGCTATCGCAATAATTAATTTAAATTTAATCGTACGCATAACGAAGCCTTCCAAATTTAAGCTACCACTTTGATCATTCTAAGTGGGGTGTTTATGGATTGGCTACGCTCGATTGCACCAACTATTGCTAGTGCGCTTGGTGGCCCGTTGGCCGGTCTGGCGGTAGATGCTGTCAGCAAAGCCATAGGCATTGACCCCAAAGACGTTAACAAGACCATAGCAGACGGCAAGCTCACTGCTGACCAGATCGCCCAGATCAAAACCGCTGAAATTGCAATGGCTGCACGGGCGCAAGAGTTGGGGCTCGACTTTGAGAAGCTGGCCGTAGATGACCGTAGGTCTGCCCGTGAGATGCAAGTGGCGACCCAATCATGGTTACCCGGTGCTATGGCAATCTTGGTCACCATCGGCTTCTTCGGCATTTTGTTTGGCTTGATGACCGATCACTTCAAGACATCGGATGCGCTGATGCTGATGCTGGGCAGTTTGGGCACCGCTTGGACCGGAATCATTGCTTTTTACTTTGGCTCATCCGCTGGCTCACAGGCCAAGGACAAGTTAATCCACAACTCGACTCCAGCGAAATGAACCTGTCACCCAACTTCACCTTGGCTGAGCTAACCCACACGGACCACCGTGATCTGGAGAACATACCTAATGAAGCAGAAGTTAAAAACCTTTACCGACTGGCTCAGTTCCTTGAACAAGTCCGTGATCTTTTGGCCCGGCCAATTCTTGTCTCAAGTGCGTTCCGCTCTAAAGCGGTTAACGACTCGGTGAATTCAAAAGATACCTCGCAACACCGACTTGGGTGTGCAGCCGACATTAGAGTCATTGGCATGACACCCGATGAGGTGGTCAGAGCAATCATTGGGTCAGATTTGGAGTACGACCAAGTGATTCGTGAGTACGCCACACCGGCTGGAGGGGGGTGGACGCACGTCTCGATACCCAACACACCGGGTGCGGTTGCCAGAGGTCAGGCGTTGATCATTGATAAGTCTGGTACCCGAGCTTTTGCTTAAGAATTGCAGTTGCCATTCGTGGCATCTTTACCCCCGGCCTGTGCGCCGGGTTTTTTAGTTATTTGCTTACCCTTTAAAAACTGCTTACAGGGGTGCTTACCGCTGAAAAATCGAGGCAAAGAAAAAGGGCCTTGCATCGCTGCAAGGCCCGTCGTTCTTGGCTCCTCGACCTGGGCTCGAACCAGGGACCTACGGATTAACAGTCGGTTAATCGTCATTCGGCAAAAATAAAAACCCCTTATAAATCAAGCACTTGTTTGCACGTTGCATCAGTGCTTTGCACCTGTTTTGACAAAAAGTGCTTACAGGGGTGCTTACCGCAAATGATATACTGAGACCTACGGATAACACAACCGAAGGACCCAGATGCCCACAATTCCAAAGCGACTTACAGATGGTTTTGCGCGCTCAGCAGCGGTACCTAAGCCCTTGGCTAAACCTGCAACTAGGACCCTAAAAGGGGACAAAACTTTCAAAGACGCCGAGCGGGTTCAGTACTGGTGCAAGGACACGCCGGGTTTTGGTTTGAGGGTCTCATCTTCCGGGCATAAGACATGGATTTCAAATAGGCGGATCAACGGTAAAACTGTTATTCGTGTACTCGGAACTGCAATTGGCGCAGGTTCAATCTCCGCAGATGCGGCTAGAAAGCTATTTCAGACGGTCAACAACGAGCTAAACAACGGGATTGATCGCACTGAAATACAGCGCAAAAAGGCCAAAGAAGAGAAGGTCACCGGTCTGACGTTCAAGGATGCCTTAGACGAGTACCTTAAAGAAAAGCGTAGGGGTAAGGATGGTTTGCCTTTGAAAGAGCGTACCAAGTACGACTACCTCCAGCTAATCAAAGAAGGCAAGGTTGCTAAGACTGGTAAGCCGTTTGCTGATGGGCCGTTGTTTTGCATCGCTAATTTGCCGCTCAATAAGATCACGGCAGACCATATGCGCAAAATTTATAAAGAAACACCCGGTCAGCGTGTAAAGATTTACTCGATGCAGGTTTTACGCGCCGTTTTAAATTGGCACGGTATTGAAATCGAAGGCAATCCGCTTAGTAAAAGCACAGCCGGTAAGTTGCGAATTGCAATGCCAGCTACTAACGGTAAGCCGACACCGATACCTCAAAACTCTTTATCGCTATGGTGGCAAGCTGCCACTGATGCTGCCAATGATCATCCAGTTTCTATAAGCAGAAGCGCAGCAGATGGTTTGCGTTTTATGTTGTTGACTGGAACAAGGCCCGGCGAGGTGTTTGGTTCCAAGTTTGGAGATGAAGTAATAGACGGGCTACTGGTCGCCAATGTTGACTTTAAGAACGGCATCGTCAAATTGCCCGATACTAAAAACAGAACTGATCACCTTATTTATTTATCACGCCAAGCTACTGAAATCTTGACTGTGAACTGCAAGGACAAGATCGGTAATGCAAAGGTCTTTGATTTGATTGACCCCGGTAAAACGCTTGACTTTATCAACAGCCAAGCGGGCACACCCGGTATATCACCGCACAAGCTGCGTCATACGTTTACTAGTGTTGCTGAAGAGCTTGTCAGCGGGTATGCTTTAAAGAAGATGGTCAACCACATAAATATGGCTGACGTCACTGGCACGCATTACGTTCAAAAGTCTGAAACCCAACTGCGTGATGCTTGGCAAACGGTTGCTGACTTTATTACAAAAGATGAAAAGTCTAGACCGCGTAAAAGTTTGAAAAGAAAAACTGCTTAAACAGTTACTTACAAATAAGGTGAGATTATGGAAATAATTGCGTTATTGGTTTTTGCCGGCGTTGTATTTTTCATCAGAAAAAATGATGTGGAAAACGTTAATTCATTAGTTGATGATGTAAACGATCTACAAGCCCGAATAAAGATACTTGAAGAGCAGTTGCAAGATAAAGTAGCCACACGATCGGACCTGTACAACCTAGAGGTCAAGCTGTCCAAAACAACCGATCACCCGTTTGATCCGATGCTCGATATACCCTGATAAATACTGAGAGGTTTAAGCAAAAGGCTAGTTATGGCTCAGACCAATCATCTAATTTGTCTCTGTAGAAAGTCGCACGGGCAATAGTCGGTTGATTTGTATAGAACCAGTATGTAATTGTTCCGCCATTGATGCGGAAAGGTTCACCAAGAAGCGCGCGGACTTCGTCAAAACTCATGCCCTTTTTTAGCATTCTCCAGTTGGCGATATTTTTATACTTGTCAGTTAAAACAATTGTCTGGCTGTCACTTGATTTGCCGGGTGCTTCAAGATTTGCTAACCGCATTTTTATATCTTGAACTTCTCTTTCGAGTTGTTTAATTCGCTCACTGTCTTGAGCCATCGAAGGGGTGGATGCAACCAGCGCAGCACAGCCCGTAAGGCAAACCTTTAGAAGAAGGCTGCTTAATTTGTTTGATGTGATCATGTGACGACTCCTACAGGTGATCTACTGCAAGTTAACAATTTTGATTATATTGCTGCAATGTTCTTCTGTGCCTTGGTCCGGCCCTTGGTTTGACCACCGCCTTCTTCGAGCTTAATTAACGCCTCACGCACTCGGACGACGTCATAGCGGATGGAGTCGCCAATCCGGTAATAGGGGATCAAGCGGCGGGTGCAACGGTCTTTTTGTAAAAAACTAACCGACATCCCCAGTGCGGTTGCCAGTTCTTGTTCGTTAAGGGCAATCTTCTCACTCATCTTCTTTCCTCGGTCTAACTAACGCCTGTGAAATCAGTTCTCTGACCTCTTCACTGACGGCGTGTCCTAAATCTTCTGGGTCAATCATGCGCAGCAGCAAGCAGCGCAGCTTGACGTTGTGCATGGCAATTGCTTCGGCGGCCAGTTCAATTGGGGTTTCCATGGGCTTATTTGACCGGGCTGTTTGTGACGG